AACCACCAGCCTCCGGCGTCGAGCACTCCGAAGCCACCGCCACGCCGGGCGTCAAAGTCAACACGCCGCCGGCTGCCTGATGGCGGGCGTTGAAAGCCTGGCCCTCGTCAACCAGCCGGGCGCCGCGGGCGGGCTCTGGACACACACGCCGGTGGACTGGCGCGGCAACGAGACCGGTGGTAAGCCGGCCAACTGGCCCACCGACGCGGTCCTCGGCCAGCCAGGCCTGGGCACGCGGCCCGGGACGGTGCTGCCCGCGCCGGGCCTGACCGCGCTGGCGTCGACGCCAGGCTCAGGTACGGTCACCATCACCTGGACCACCAGCATCCCGACGGACTCCAGCGTGGACCTGGGCGTCACCACCAGTTACGGCCAGCACTACTACGACCCGACAATGGTGACCGCACACTCGGTGGCGATCAGCGGCTTGATCCACTCCCAGCTCTACAACTACCGCGTCACCTCGAGCGGCGGTGGCTACACCAGCACGAGCGCGCCTTCGACGTTTACGACGCTGGTGTGACATGAGCCATCGCATGGGTTGCACGTTCGGACCGGGTCTGTACCGCATCGTCCTGTCGAGCGGCGAGCGCCGCTTCGTCGACAACGAAGCTCAGGTCGAAGCGGTGCGGCGTCTGCTGCCGCCTGGCGCCATGCTCAAGGTCCAGCGCGACGGGTACTGTCTCGACCAGGACGACCTCGAGTCGCCGGACATCATGGACGGACGGCGATTCCTCGACCTGCCCCAGGCTGAGGCGATGCGCGAGCTAGGCATCCAGAGCGAGGACGACTACACGCGCGCGTACCGCCAGGTCGAAGAGGCGGTCCTGGCCAACGACCGTCGCGGCGGTCAGGCGTCGGTGGTCATCAAGAAGAAGGGCAAGCGGGTCCTGGACGCCGCATGAACCAATGGCCGATCCGAAACACATCCAGGGCTTCCTGACCGGTGGGACCGTGGCCGCGCCGAATGCCGAGCAGGTCCTGGCCGTGATGGTCGCGTGCGCGCCAGGCCAGATCCGCACCGTAGCCTGCGCCTCGGCTTCGGGGACGGGTGGCAACGCCACGATCATCGACGTTCGCAAGAACACGGTCAGTGTCTACGCCAACCCCGCGCACCGTCCGACGCTGCCGGCGGGCCAGACCGGTAAGTTTTCCAGCTACAAGCCAGACAACAGCACGGTCCAGCCAGGTGACGTGCTGGCCGTGGTGTGTGCCCAGGCCGGCGGTCACGCCAACGTCATCGCGACCCTGGCGCTCGAGGAGCCCTGATGACCGAGACGTCTACGCCCTCGACGCCAATGCAGGCACCACCCCTGGCAGCCCTGGGCACCCCCGGCTGGCAAGGTGAACCCGGTCCGCCAGGGCCACCGGGCCCACAAGGTCCGCCCGGTGGCCCTGTGCCGGTCGGCGGAGCGCCGCTCACGGTACTGACCAAAAATTCCGCGACTGACCTCGATGCGTCCTGGAAAAACACCGTCCAGGCAGCTATTACCGATACTGGCGGTCAGGTCTACAACGTCAGAGCCTACGGCGCCAAGGGCGATGGTGTGGCCGATGACACCGCCGCGATCCAGGCTGCCATTGACGCCTCGACTGGTGCGGCCGATCCGGCACACAACATTCGCTATCCCACTGGCACCGTCTTCCTGCCAGCCGGCACTTATTACGTACGCGCTGACTCACTAACGATCCGTTCCGTTCAGGGCTTCCATTTCGAGGGAGTCAACGCCTGGCAGACCCAGATCCGCGTACACGGCACCACCGGCACGTCGGGACTGCTGATTGACGGGTCGGCGCACTCGCTGTACGAGAATTTCAGCATCTACATCGACGCGACACTGGTGACCTCCGGGATTGATGTGCGCTGGAATGGACCCTCCGTTTCCGCGCGAGGCACCTTTGCGAACACCTTCCGAAACATAGGGGTCGCCTATGGGGCTGGCGACTTCGTCTACGGTTTTGGCGTTGGCCTCAACGACAACAGTTTGCAAAATGACGGCAACACGTTCTATGACTGTGACGTTGCCGGCCGACGCACCGTAGGGAGTGGTGACACTACAACCAACCAGGCCGCCTGGCGTCTTGGGACTGGTGGAGCAGGCAACAACCTGAACCATTATTTCTATGGTTGCAATGGCAGTAGTTGCCGATATTTCATCGACTCGGAGAAAGCGAATTTCTTTCTGTACGGCACCGAAGCGGTGGTATTCGACACGGTCTTTAATATCGTGCCGTGGCAGAACTACTACATCTCCGGTGTCAACACCGAGTCGAGCGGCCAGCTGCTGAACTACTCCAACGGGTCATCGGCACATACCAACTTCACGATGACCGAGGTGCTGTTTCGTCCAAACTCATTGCAATCCGACGGCAGGTGGATAATTCTCCAAGACGTTGGCTCGGCGTGGCTACAGAACGTCGAGTGTTCGGGGGGTGCGCCCGCTGGAGTTGTACCGAATATCTGGGTAGGTAATGGACACCACTACCTGCAAGGCATCGTTTCCACGGCTCACCCGGACAACGGTGGCCTGGTGATGACCAATAGTCCAGCGAACACTTCGTGCGACATTGGTAGCTGGAATCAGATAAACGAGATCGGTCAGGTTCTTGCGCGTGTCGAGAACCGACGAGTGAATGTCGCGGGACTCAGCAGTACGATCACGCCCGCCAGGAACCTGCGGGGAAGCGCCGTACTATCAGGCGGCACGGCAGCCGTCGTGTTCGGGACTGCTGAGGTCCAGTCGTTAGTCGCAACTGGTGCAGCGAGCGGGACGTTCAAGCTGCAGTTCGACGAGGGGATTACGACGGCTCTCAACTGGAATGCCACAGCTGCTCAGGTGCAGGCGGCGCTTCGCGCACTAGCGACCATTGGTGGGACCAATGTGACGTGTACCAACGGACCGCTGCCCAACACCGCTGTGACGATCACCTTCAGTAGCGCGATGGGCAGCGGACCGCAGCGACTCATCACCGCGACACAATCCACTCTTTCGGGCGGCACGGTGGCTGTTAGCCGAACCGCGGCGGGCACCGGCAATCTCCCTGAGACTGACGTGGCCTATTTCCTTACCCTCGCGGGTAACGCGAACGAGACCTTCTCCTGGGCGACCAAGACAATAACTGGCTTCACCGTCAACTCATCGAACGCAGGCAGCACAGCGACGGTGGACTGGCACCTGATTCGCTGATGTCTGAGACGATCCCGCCCAACCCCGCACAGATGCAGGCACCCCCCCTGGTACCGCTCGGCGCCCCCGCCTGGCAGGGTGATCCCGGCCCGCCTGGTCCAGCAGGACCACCCGGTCCGCCAGGTCCGGCCTCGACGATTCCCGGTCCCGCGGGTGCCACCGGGCCAGCAGGGCCGCAAGGTAGCACGGGTGCGGTTGGTCCTCAGGGCCTGACAGGCCCTGCCGGACCTAACGGTGCCACCGGTCCTCAAGGGCAGGCGGGGCCGCCTGGGCCAAATGGCGTCACCGGTCCACAAGGACCCCAGGGTGCGGTCGGTGTGCAGGGTCCGCAGGGTCCGCCGGGGCCAATTGGGCCCCAGGGGACCGGCATCCCGACCGGTGGCACCACTGGCCAGACACTGACCAAGAACTCGAATGCGAACTACGACTACGGCTGGCTGACGCTGACTGGAGCCACCCTACCGCTCACCCAGAGCCTGTTGTGGAGTACGGATAACACCTTCGACGTAGGCGCAGGCGCGGCGAGCAGACCACGGACGGTCTATGCGGGCACGAGTGTCATCACGCCGTTGGTCAGTGCCACTACGATCTATCCGGGGACTACCACTACTAACCCGAACGTAGCCGCTGCGCCGCTGGCGTTCCCGGGTGCGGTTGGGCTCAAACTCAATCTGTTCGACGTCGGCGCTGGCAACTCATATGGAGTGGGCATAGCCAATAGTGAGTTGTACCTGACGGCACCTGGCGGCGCTGTCCTGAGCCTTCGCTCCAACAGTGGCGCCGGAACCCAGGTCTGGAAGGTATCGGCAACCGACGGCAGCATGGGGTGGCCGACCATCGGCATTCTCACGCCCACCGGCAACATCATCGAGCAGCGTAACGCCACCTCAGCGCAGACCCTGCGCATCTACAACACGTACACCGACGGTTCTAACTACGAGCGGCTAAGCCTGTGGTGGCAGGCCAATGTTGCCGATTTGCGCCTCGAAGCGGCTGGTACCGGCGTGACCAGTCGCAATATGCAGATCGGCACAATGGGCAGTGGCAGCATCACTTTCTACAACGGTGCCACTAGTCGTTGGCAGATCGGGGTTGGCGGAAATCTGCTTGCGGCGGCTGATGGTGCCTACGACATCGGCGCCGCCGGAGCGAGCAGGCCGCGCAGCTTGTACGTGTCAGCCCTGGCCGACACTGGCGGCTTGCGAGCCACCGGCCTAAATGCAGGCGCCAGCGGGGCGGGGATCGAACTCGTCTACAACAGCGCTGGCGGCGTTGGGACGCTGGATGTCTACGATCGCACGGCGGCCGCGTACAAGGACCTCACCATCGCTGCCAAGAACATCACCATCACTCCCAACAGTGGAGGAGCGCTAGGGTTCTACGGTTCGGCCGGTGTGGTCAAGCAGGCCGTTTCGGGCTCACGGGGCGGCAATGCTGCGCTGGCATCGTTGCTTGCCGCTCTCGCTGCTATTGGCCTTGTCACGGACTCCAGCACGGCATGATCCGCATCGACTCCATGTTTTTAGAGAGGGGCGCATAGATGGCTCAATACGTGGTAGAGACTTCGGCGAGCGAGGAGGAGGCGCTTCACTGGGTTGCTAGTAACGCTGACCCGCCACAGGATGCCGCAGTTTATTTCGATCAGCGCATGCACGAGGTGCTGCATTCCTATGAGCAGCAGCACGCCGTGCAGACCGCCGTGGCCCCGGTCGACGACGTGGCCGTGGCCTACGCCAGCGGTACCAGCGAGCAGCAGGCCCAGGTGGCCACCATCCTCGGCGTGGAGACGACCAAGTCCGCATGACCCAGCCCCAACCGTCGCCGTACACCACCAACGATCTGCTGCTGCTGCTGGGCCAGTGCACGGTCGAGCTGGCCTACCTGCGCGGCCAGGTGACGCAGCTCCAGCAACGAGTGGCCGAGATCGAGCGATCGCCGAATGGTCAGGTCGAAACGCCTGCCGACGTGTTGACCGTCTCCTGATTGATTGATGCCCAGCCTGGCCGAGTACCGCTCCACGTTCAGCGTTGAAGCAGGTCCTTTTATTGGTCCCGACTCGTACTTGGTGCGCGCGACGGGTGGCAGCTCGACGACGAAATTGTTCTGCGCGGCCTACCCCATCCAGTCGGGTATCCCGCAGCAAGACCAGTTGATCGATCGTCCGTTGTATCGCCCGAACGCCATACAGGAGACCGATAAGCACCGCTACGTGCAGGCCTACGATCCCGCCCAGGGGCTGATCACGCCCGACCTGGCCTGGGCCGTGTCGCCGCTCGCCGATCCCGGTGTCGGGACGCAGTATCAGAATCTCGAAGCCTTCACATACGCCGGCCTGGAAAGCCTGATCTACCAGGACATGGAAAACACCGGCTTGGCCGGCTTCGGCGAGCGCTTCGAAGTGCTTGGGCCCTTTGACGTGCCGACGACCCACCGCCTGATCAATGACGGCCTGAAGCAGTGCTGGTTGATCGTCGAGGTGGCGTGCGTCCCGACGTACCTCACGAGTCGTCACAACCTGTCGGTGGTGTGCCCCTGGTTGCAGGACCCGAGTGACGTGCTCCAGGTCGGCACCATCAAGAACTACCAGGACCGCAACCTGACCGACCCATTCGAGAACGTCGTTCGCGGCATGGTCGAGCGCGACGGCGGCGACTTCTACCTGAACACCGGCACCACCACCTTTGTGGACAGCGACATCCTCTGGCTGCGCGTGCTCAAGCGCGCGTACGACCACTGTCGCACCTCTGGCGGCGTCTTCGGCGAGCAGAGTGGCCTCAGCCTCGAAACGGACGAGGCGCCGTGTGAGCGCGACTGGGTGGCGTCCTCGGCCCTGGTCATCGCTTGGCGGCGTTTCGCCCACCTGCTCGAGCCGATGGCCAACCAGCGCCTGGTGCGCGACCAGGCTGCAGCCGCCGCGTGGTTCACCGATCGCTGCCGCGAGCACTTCACCGCGCCGCTGCCGCAGCGCACCCTGCATCGTCGGCGGTACTTCGGTCCGCCGCGCCAACTCGCCGGGCAGTACTGGGGATGAGGCGCGCGTGAGCCTGTACGCCAAACGCGCGCCCTGGCCTTTTCATATCCGCATCGCAAACAACGGGTTTTTGATCGGCTCGCCTGGTCCTGGACAGCCGGCGCTGATCAGCTCCAAAGCCGAAGATATCTCGAGCGTCGATCCGCCCGACTTCGACTACGCCAACCTGTCGCCGCTGGCCGACCGCGAGGAGCCGTATGAGTCGCTCACGATCGGCCAGGGCATGCGCACCCAGCACAAGTGGCGCGACTACCGCTACCAGGAGGCGATGGGTGTCGACCTGAGCGTGCATCCCTGGTGCAAGGGTCCCGAGGTCCTCGATTCGACCGGCCAGGCCAACGGTGAGATCGTTGATTTCTTCGAGCTGGGCGGCACGCTGTACGCCGCCGGCGGCTCGCAGATCCTGCGGTACACGCCAGCCACCAACACCTGGGCGGTGGCCCACGATTTCGGCGCCGGCTACCAGATCCTAGCCGCGACGGTGTTCTCTTCCAACTTCGACGGCGTCCCCAAAGCCTGGGTCGCCTTCGGTGCGGCGCACCCCGCGGCGTACTCCATCGACGGAACGACCTGGACGCCGATGGCTACCTTCACCGCGCTGGCGTTCATCCACATCGCCCGCGAGTGGTGGTGGGCCGACAGCACGAACCGCTTGCGCAAGTGCGACACCAACGCCGACCCGACGGTTGAGGCCAATTACACCAACCTGATCTTCCGCGTCGGCGACCAGAGCTCGCCGATCGTCAGCCTGGTGGCCACCGCCGGCGGCGTGCTGATCATCGCCAAGACCGACGGGTTGTACACCCTGGACCAGGCCGGCGACGACCACCCACTGTTTCCGTTTCTGCAGTACGCCACCAACATCCGCAACGGGCGCTGCCGCGGCCAGTTTCTGAACGACGTCTATTTCGGCTACGGCACCAACCTGTCGCGCATGGGCCCGGACCTGTCGCTCGAGGAGATCGGCCCCGAGACCCTGCCGGACTACGACGGACCGGTCCGTGGCCAGATCACCAGCTTCGTCGGCGTGGGCGCGCTGTTCGGCTACACCGGTGTCTGGAATCCGGACACCTCGACCAGCTACTTGCTCAAGTTCGGCGCGTACATCATCCAGGGCACCTTCTCGACCTACCAGACCCTGGCCAACGTCCTGGCCAACCCCGAACGCATCGACGCCTGGAACGGCAGTCTGGTCCGTGGCTGGGCCGGCAAGTACCCTTCGCGCCTTTTCACCACCGCCATCGGCGCGCCGGCTGGGCACACCTTCACCCTGATTGGCTTCAGCGATGGCACGGTGTCTCGCCTGGTCAATCCGTGCGTGTTCAACCCGCTGGCGTGCAGCCAGTATCGCTTCGTGGTCGGCGACGACTGGGTCCGCCTGCCGCAGTGGCACGGCACCTATCAAGCCACCCGCAAGACCCTGCGCTCCTGGAGCGTGACCGGTCCGAAGGTCGACGCGAACGACTTCATCACGCTCGAGTACAAGACCGCGCCCAGCCAGACGACCTGGACCGACTTCGGGTACTCCTTTCAGTACGGCACCTTCGATCGCCAGCCATTTCCGATCGGCACGGTGGCCATCCTGGCCGAGTTTCGCGTCCACCTCCACAACACGGCCAACACCAGCTCGCCCGCGATCGCCTCGGTGTCGATCGGCCATGCGCTGCGTCCCTCCAGGATCATGACGTTCGAGGGCGACATCCTGTGCGCCGACGGCCTGGTGCGGCGGGACGGCGTGCCCGTCAGGATGGGGCGCACCATGATCCGCCAGACGATCGAGGCCGCGGTGGACAACCCCGGCGCGGTCGCGGTAGTGCTACCGGACGAGACCAACGCGTATCTGAGCTTCGTCGATTACCGCGTGTCGCAGGCGTTCGACGAGGTCGGGCGTCAATGGAGAGGTTCCCTTCACATAAAAGCCGTCCAATGGACCGCGGTCGAACCGCCGCCGAGTTAGGAGGTTTTCTTAAAGTGGCACGTACCACCGCAACCAACTTCGCCGGGACCCTGCAGTTTCCGTACGCCACCGCGGGCACGGACATTTTCAGGAAGGAGGATGTGCAGACGCTGGCGCAGGCGGTGGACCAGCACGATCACTCCGCAGGTAAGGGCCTGGTCCTGTCCGCCGCCTCGATCCCAGCCGGCTCGATCACTTCCGCGATGATCGCCGACGGGGCGATTGGCACCGCCGACATTGCGAACCACGCGGTCAGTGCCGCGCACATCGCGCAAGGATCGGCCAGCGGTCCAACGACCACCTCCAGCACACCAGTCGATATGCCCGACATGACCACGACCTTCACTACGACGGTCGCTACCGATCTACTGTGCATGTTCAGTGGGTCATTCAGCCTGACGGGCGCTGGCGCGATTGGAGTATTCAGTGTCCAGCTCGACGGCTCCTCGCCGCTAGTCGCATACGTCCAGCAGGTCGGAATCAACTTAACCGTCTCGGTCGCGTACGTTGCTGGGAGCGTTGGTATTGGCGCACATACCGTCAAGGTCCAGTGGTGGCTCATCGCGGCCGGGACATTGAGTTCCAGCTTGACCTACCGCTCGTTGAGCGTGCTGGAGATGCGCAAATGACGACGTCCACCAGTGTCGGTCAGGCGACCGGTGGCAAGCCCATCAACCTGCTCCAACTTCAGAGTGAGTGCACCACGCGCGGCGTCAGCGTCGCGGGTTTGGGCATGGCTGAGGGCTATGTCTACACGTATGACGCCAACGGGGCGCCGGCGGACTTTGCCGCGGGTGACCAGCCGATCGTCGATCAGTGCATCGCCGACCACGTCGCCCTGCGCGACAAGACCAGTGCCGAGTACGCGGCCGAGTTCCAGGACCCCAATACGACCGCGGCCCGCAAACAGGAAATACGCGACATCCAGAACGGCCTGATGCCGCCTGAGCAGGTGCCGATGACATGACCGACGTCAGCCAGTATTCCGACGATCAGGCCGCGCAGATCACCGTGTTGCAGCAGCAGCAGAGCCTGTTCACCCAGGCGCTGAAGGCCGCCGTCGAGGGCCGCTGGGTGGGCGCCGGCAGCGTCGAAGCGTTCCTGTACGCGCTGGATCCGAATTTGCAGGGCAGCGTCACCCCGGATCCGCCGGTGCTGGAATCGGAGGACGCTGGAGAAAGCCCAAAAGCGTAACGTGGGACCCGAACTGGTTCATGCCGGCGCAGGCCTATAACTGGACTTGCTCGGTGTGCTCCGCGACGTGGGTGCTGCAGGCAACGAGCACTGCCTATCAGGACTCTGATGTGTACGACGCGCGCTACGCGGTCGGCGAACGCATGGGGTACCCCAGCTGCGTCAATCCGACGTACGGGTGCATGTCGCCGCAGTGCGTCATCGACTGTTTGGCGAGCTACGGCCTGGTGGCGCGTCAGGCGTGGTGCAGCTTCGACGAGGCGTTCTCGATCGCCAGGATGAATACGGGCGTGATCAATCCGCAAGGCATGTATCACTTCATGGGGTTGCGTGGCATCAGCGGCTCGGACATCTGGGTGGCCAATTCCGCCACGCCCGGCTACATGGGCGTGTACGACACGCTCTCGCGCAGCCAGTTCAACGCGCTGGGGCCGGTGTCAGTGATTTACGTGGAGGCGCGTTCCTGATGCTCGTGGCTCGTGTGATGCACTGAGGAGGTACTTATGCCTGCTTTTGCTGTTGGTACGTATCCCTGGACGATTGGCGCGATCATCGCCATTGTTGTCTTGTTGCTGGCGATTCTCGGACTCCTGGGCGTGCTGCCGATGAGCCAGACGGTGGTGTTTGGCCTCGTGGCGGGGCTGGCTATCGCCCGCCTGACGTGAGCGTGTGTTGAGCGAGCCCGCCAGTGAACCAGAGGCTCAGGCAGTCTCGATCACTCGACTGGTGTGCCTCACGCTCGTGATCCTGACAGTGCTGGTCGGCGCCGGCTCGCTGCTATTGCTGCGGCCCGAGTATTCCAACGTCGCCATCACGCTGATCGGTGTGGTCATCGGCGCCGCCCTCGGCCTGGTGTCGACCGCCCGCCCGCGACGTAGCCGTAGCTAGACATGTCCGGGGCTGGGGAATCTTCAGAAAGGACACCCTACCGAGAGCAGAGTGGCCTGGATGAAGTGGAGGAGGACAGAACCCCCAACCTCAGTCCTGGGCGCCCGCACCGCCCCGTACGCGGCAAGGCTATCTGGATCTGCGCCAGCTGCCGCATCCGCTGGCCCTGCCTGGCCGTCCAGATCGACATCTCGAAACGCCTGAGGCCGAACTAACGGCACTTAGTTGGCTCAAGATCTGCTCGCAACCAGAGAGCCTCGAACTGATAGTGTTCCCAAGCTTTTTTACAAGCTGGACAGATCACGTAAAGGCTAATGATCACGCGACCCCCGCACAGCGGGCATTTGTCAGTCATACCCATCTCTACCAAGGATCTTCGGACTGCCACGCCTGGGGCATTTCGACGACGTGAAACACCTGGCGTGACCGACCGCGCCGCTGCTCTTCGACCGCACCGTGGATGAACGCCTCCTCGCGCGGAATCGGCATCATCGTGTCGATATCTTCTCCGAACACCGCGCGCGTCACGGCATAGATCAGATCCCAGTCCGGGTAGCCCCTCGGCAGGCTCAGGCTCATGTGGAGCGTTTCGCCCCACGGCTCCCCACGATCATCAAGAGAGACGATGACGGCCAGCCCATTCGGCCCACGATAGACCTTGCCTGTCGTGCTGGCGATCGGCGTCATTTGTTCGTACTTCAGCAGCGCACCGCTCTTGAGCTTCAGAATGTCGGGCGGAGGCCACTTGTCGCGGCCGAGAGCGCGCTTGACGCCAGGTGGCAGTACGAGCTTGGTAGAGCTAGCCATCAAGCACCTTTGGCCGGCCGCGTGATCCACGAGGCGGATGCCTCAACCACATCTTTATCTCGCTCAAACGCTGGCACGGCACTTGGGGTAATCGGGGCAGTTCCAGAATCGGTCGCGAGTATCGAGGTTGCGCAGTCCGCAACCAGCGCAGGCAACGTAGTCAGCCTCGGCATGCTGGCAAGCGTCGCAAAACTCGCGCAGGCATCCAGACTCAGGGCACATGTCCCATACCTCGCGGGCCATCTTTATCGCGGCCAAGTACCTTGCTGATCTCATTCCGCCAGTAGGCCCCATCCGCTGCTGAGGCCATGTGATCCCACTCGTACAGTCGTCGAAGCAAGGCCCGCAGCCGCTCGTTCTCGTCGCGCAGAGTCACGTTGTCGTCGTACAGATCTTCGACGTAGATAGCGTCCTGTTTGGTCGACTTATGCACCTTAGTCATGCACCATAAGTCCGCGCCGTGCGACCTTGCCGATCCACGCCGGAACGTCGCCCTCGGGTTCGTTATCCACGATGTGCCGAAAAAGCGCCCGCAGCCGTTCGATCTCAGAGTTGCGCTTGAGCACCAGTTCCACCAACTCGTCATACGTCAGCGGCGGGACGATCTCGTCTTTGGCCGACTTATGCACCCATCACCTCCGTCAAAGCGCTTGGCGCGCAATGCTGGCGAGTTCCGCCGCCGAGAGTCGCTGATGGCTATAGCCGGCCTCGATCTTCTCCAGTGCCGCCCGCAGCCGCTGGTTTTCGGCGCGGAGTTCGTCAACGATCTTGCACCGCTCGTCGTCTATCTGAGTGAACCGCGCGATCTTGGCGCGGAGGGCCGTGACCTCTGGTCGCCAGGTTGCCTCGATGGGGTCGCTCTTGTCAGTCATAACGCCACGGCAGCGGTGGCCGCGGGGGCTTTCGTGAAACAGGATGTGCCAGAGGCGCCAGAACCACAGCATCGGGTCGGTGGCAACGACCCCCGCTCCGCAACGGGGGCCCTGCCTGGTGTGACGGGGGGCCGTCCGCTCCAAGTGTAGTGTGCCCTCAAGTAATCCAGCCTCGTCGACGCATCTCGGCGAATCCAGCGCGGAGTTCCTTTGCTTCAATTGGGTTCACATGGTGGCATGCTTGGCAACGGCAGCCGATGACCGCGTTCTTGGGGATGCTGGCCAGGACCGTCTCGTGCAGGTGGTCGATGTTGCCGCACGCCGAGCACTGGATGTCGATCATGTGCGATCCGTCATGGCAAGCCGGCGTCAACGGCCTGGGCGTTAGACCGGCGTAGGTTGGATTGTCTGTGAGCCGATGGCGTCTCTTCATGCACCACGCTCAGCCAGGAGTGCCGTAGCCTGACGCCTGGCATCGGATAGTGGTCCACCGTCTTCAGCCAGGCGCTTGAGTGCCAGATACAAGCGGCCGATCTCTACTTGCTGATCGATAGTCAAGTCGGTGGCCTCCTTGTCATGCTGACGGAGTTGTTCGAGCTCGGCGCGGAGTTCGGCTATCGCGCGGTCGCGCGGGTCTCCCACACCAGCGGCACTGATCATTCGAGTACCCACTTCAGCCATGAGTCGGCGATCCTGAGCACGTCGGCGGAGCGGATGTCGGTACGCTCGGCAGCGAACTGCGCCGCGGCCTTGAGCACGGCCAGGCGTGTAATGGTCTCGTTGCGCGACACACTAGCTGTCACGGGCGTGTCGAGCACCTCCAGGTCCTTGATATAGCCTTTCGAGTCGACCCCGAGCCGCACGTGGGTGCCGGCTTCGGGCAGCTCGACCGGGTGAAAACGTGAAACGTTCAACCACGCGCCGCCGATCTTGAGGCCGGTGGAGTTGACCGCTTCGACTGTGCCCTCGACGTCCTCGGTCTGCACGCGTCCGTTCATCATCAGAACGCGACCTCGACGACGTCGAATTGCGGGCGCGGGCGGAAATCGGTGCGGCGCAGCAGGTCCTCGACGCGGCCGTCCTCGATCAGGCACAGCAGCTCGCGCAGCAGCGGCGCCAGGTCGACGAGGCGGGCGCTGTCCTGCAGTGCAGCGCGGCCGCCGGCACGCCAGGCGGCGCCCCACACGGCGGCCGGGTCCTCGGCCTCGTGTGGATGATGGTGGCGCCAGGCGAAGTAGTGGCTGGCGGCGCTGGTGAGCTGGAGCGGGGCTGGCATGGCTCAGTCCTCCCGCTCGATGAGGGCGGCGGGGATGACGCCGCGGCGTGGGCGACCAAGGATACGGCTGAGGTCTGGCGTGGGCAGCGGGCGGTCGTCCTGCTCGAAGCGGGTGAAGATGTCGCCGTACTTCGCCACGGCTTCCTGCTCGGCGACCAGCGCGCAGTGCAGTTGGACGGCGAGTTGGTGCTTGCAGGTGCGGCGCTGGCCGTCGTAGCAAGTGCACGAGGTGCGGGTGACGAAGTAGACCTGCTCGCTGTCGGCGCTCGAGCGGATGCCGTAGGCCTTACGCCCGTCGCGGGTGCGGCACTTGAGCCACTGGCCGGCGTTGGTGGCGATGGCCACGGCCTTGGCGCCGCGTGGGTCGGTTTCGGGAAGCAGTACGGTTGTCATTGGTCGGACTCCTGGTCTCTTCAGGGGTTTGGCCTCGAGCAGGCCGGCGTCACTAGCGCTGGCCTGCTCTCTTTTGGTCACGTCCTAAGTATACTGGCAGTGATACGCTAGTGCAACTATACTGACCAGCATGACAAGCACTACTGAGTCATTCGGTCGGCGGCTTCGCCTCGAGCGGCACCGTCAGGCGCTCTCCCAGGACGAGCTCGCGACGGTAGCCGGAATCTCGCGTATCACGGTCGTTCAACTCGAGTCTGATGCGAATGCGCGCCAGCCGCGGCCATCGACCGTTCGCAAACTTGCTCGCGCGCTCGGTGTCAGGCCGGCGCAACTCACTGACCGGTGAGTCCCAGTAAAAAAGGGTTGCCCCGCGCTGCGAGTCTAAACAGCCGGGGCAGTGGCAGATCTTAGGAGTGGTTGAAAGGACTGATAGACCTGCGATGACAATCGTACCGCCAGCTGCTGCTTTTTATGAGCGCGTCTCGAATGACGAACTCGTCGAGCGCAACACGATCCGTAATCAGGACACCTCGCTGCACAAAACCTTCGACCAGCACTTCGGACTTGAGGCGAGCGAGCCCTGGACGTTCGTGGGTACGTTCGCTGATGATGGCGTCTCGGGCACGATTGACTTGGACCAGCGGCCCGACGGCGCGCGCCTTATGGCACTCATTCGCCGTGGCGAAGTCGACATTGTGTGCGTGACCCGCGGTGATCGACTAACGCGCGATCGCGCCGGCGCGGAGGTCATCGCCGACGAGTTCTGGGGTCGCGATGTCACTATTCGCGCGGTCAGCGAGCACATCGACCTGACGACACCCGCAGGACGCTTGCAGTTCGCGCTAATGTGCGCTTTCGCCCACTACGAGCGCGAGCTTATTCGCGAGCGCACTATGAATGGGCGCGCGCGCGTGGCCGGCGAGGGCAAGTTCATCAACGGCCCCATCCCTTTCGGCTATGACGTCGTAGACGGAATGCTGGTGCCCTCGCAGCACGAGATCGAAGTCCTTGGTTGCACTGAGGCCGAGTTCGTCGAGCAGATGTACACACGCGTCAAGGCGGGTGAGAGCGCGCGCGCGTTGTGGGCGTGGCTGATGGATTCGCGATTGCCCTCCGTTTATCGCTACTACAACAAGAAAGCGGAACGGCATCGCGTCAAGGTGTATCCACAATGGAAATACGCACGCGTGCGCGACATTTTGCGGAGTACGACTTATTACGGACAGCGTGTCTTGAAGTACAGCCGTCCAGGCGCCGGGCGACTCAAGAAGCAACTCGAGCCGGTCGTCCAGGCCGTGCCGCCCCTCGTCAGCCGGCAGTTGTGGAACGACGTCGAACAGGCGATGCAGGGCCACACTGCGAATTTCCACAGTGATGACACTGACGGTTTCGTCTATCTGCTGAGTGGCAAACTCGTGTGTGGCTACTGTGGATTCAAACTCGGTGGCAATTACATCAAGCGCAGCAACGGACGGACCTATCTCTACTACGCGTGCACGCTCAAGTCACCGTCGCAGATGAACGCGCGCCGTCTCGGCACATCCTGTCCCGATGCGCCGCGACTCAACGGATTTGTATTCGAGGAGCGCGTACTCGAGATGATCGACGAGGTGGTGGCACATCCTGAGCAGATCCTCGATGCTCTGGCCGCGGAACAGCAGGTCCAGCGCGGTGCGGTCGATAGTCACACTCAGCGCATGCGTACCGTTCAGCAGCGCATTGCTAGGCTGCAGCGCGGCAGAGCGGAGTTATTGCGGAGTCTGCGTCAGGGCGATATCACCGCGGACGAGTTCCGTGAGCAATCGACGGCCACGACAATGGACCTCGCCGATGCACAGCAGGAGCTCGCGGCACTCGAGGCCGACAGCAACGTCGTACGCACGCTTGAGGAGCAGCTCAGCGAAGCACGTCAGGTAATCGACCTGCTAGCTGAGGAGTGGCCCAGGGCACGCGCCGAATGCGACCGCGTGACACTACGGGCGATGGTGCAGCCGCTCATTCAGAAGATTGTCGTGCGCAGGGACGAGTACGAGTACACCATTCTGTTTCACCGTTCTAGCAATACTGCCCAGTCCTGCGATTGCCCATCAATCACTAGAACCATTCCGCTCGAACTCGGTGGCGGGCACGCAGCGGCCTAGCAAACGTGCGCGAAGGAATGCCCGTACGGCAGTCACGAGCGCGGCCTGGTCGGGCTGCTCGATGATGACTACGCGGACCGCTCCTTGCGGTGTGGCAACGGATGGGCCTGGCGAGGGTGCTGGATCGCCCACGCGTGCCAGTGTGCGGCCACTTCCCCGGAACAAAAAAGGGTGGTGAATCCGGAAGTTACGCGTCCGCTTTTCTTTCGTCCATGTCGCGCTGAGCGGCATCCGCGAGCTCGGCCATGTAGCGCTCGAGCTCGCCTGGCGCGGGCTTGATGATCGTGTGCGTCAGGGTCCCGTTGAGCACGCTGCCGTTCAGTCGCTCGCGTCCGACGTTGATCCCGTGCAGTTCTCGTTTGACGATGAGCGCGGGTGGCCTGATGAGGTACGGCTCGACGTTGAAGGTCTGTTCGTCCCTGGTCGTCGGGCCTGGCGGCACGTAATCAGGCAGGGCGCGCACGTAGTCATCCAGCGTGAGTCGTACGTGCCCGTCACGATCTGCGGCGGCTTTGACGGTCGTGTCGACCGAGCTGAGGACAGTGGCCTGCGTGTACCAGGCGTGGCTGCGTTCGCCATAGCCAGCGCGGAGCTGGACTGGGACCAGGTGTCCGTCGCGGTGGACCATGTGGGCAGGTGGTGGAGCGGCGTGGGCAAGTGTGCCGTCGCGCAACGCCCGGAAGTCGGCACACAACTGCGGGTCGGTCTGGTGTGGATCACGCCCGGCGGAGAGTGCCTCGACAGCTGCTCGTCCGACCAACTCCCATCGCTCGAAACCCAGCACATCGCGGACGTTGGCTGAGATCCATAACAACGTGCCTGCGACATCGATGAGATGCACAATGATCGGCCGTCGCTGGTCGTCGATCGCGGGCACCAGTGGGTAATCCATGGCGTAGCCCTTGCGCCAGGTACGCAACTGGTGTTCCGACAGCGTGTGACCGTCTTCGGTGCGCGTCGTCCGAATTTGTGCGGTCCGCAGGAAGCCCCCCTGGGTTGGTTCGTGCGTGGACCGCTCATACTGTTCGGCCTTCTCGAGCAGGTCAGCCGCCGTCAGTCCGAATCCCGGTCGCCGACCAGCAGCCGCCTGTCCCCATGATCGAGTACCTGACACTTGATGGTCCTCCCGCCCCTTCTGGCGCGAGGCAGCGGGCGGTGTGCGGGGAAACCGTCGCTTGTCTCTGGAATACCGGCAGTGTGCAGCAGGCTGCCCGGTCGTAAAAAGGGAAGAAAATCTACAACTTATTCCTGAACAACAGAACTGCCGCTGTGTACCGTATCGGCATGGTAACGTGTCGTCTACTGGTTGTCTTCATATTGCCGGCGGTTGCGTGACGGCTAAACGGTTACACAGACGGGTCGTCTGGTCGCTGCAGATCCCAGGGGGTTACCTTCAGCGCGCGCGCCAGCTTCCTGACGCTTGATGGGCGGATCGGCAATCCGCGCTCGCCGCGGGCAACGGTCGTACGGCCGACGCCGGCCTTTTCGGCGAGATCCTCTTGGCTGAGGGCCAGACGTCTGCGTTTTGACCTCAAACTGGGCACTAGCACCTCGCCAGATGATCCGTCGTGAGACACTAGACGAACAGGCGGTCTAACGGCGCTCTCGTGCATAACTAGGTGTTGCCTACGGTACCAGAATCGGGCCCCTATCAGCGGCGGCGCCGGGCATAAGAAATTCCTGATTCTCGTCCCTTTTTAGTTCCCGTCAGGGGCATGCAGAGTGGGTGGGCATGACCCAGTCCACCCCGCACAGGACACCTCGCTGTGTGCGCCTGGGCGACCTCGAGCTTGACGAGGATCGCTGGCGCAAATTGTCTGATCTCGCGGCCGACGACCGCCGCGACCCGCGCGCCTATGCGCTGATCGTGGTCGAGTCGCACATCGATCGGCAGTGGGCGCGGCTCGCACGAAAGAAAGTTCTTGCCTGAGCCGTGAGCCTCTCCATCACCGTGCAAGACGAAGGCGACACGGCCAAACACGACGCCAAGCAGCTCGAGACGGTCGCTTAGACCAATGCCAAAGACCACCTCTGGCGAAGCCGTGCCCAGCGTGGGCGAGGCAGCCGGTAAATCCTGGTACGTCTTCAAGCACTTCAACCCTGGCAGTGCGACCGATCCCCACATCAGCTACGTGGCGGGTTACCGCCGCGCGGTGGCGGACTGCCTCGCCGACCTGTTCGAGTTCGGCGGCTGGGACCAGATCACGCGTCGCATGCTCGAAGTCTTCGACGACCTGGCCATCCAGCGCGACGCCGTACGCCAGGTCGCCGACGACGAGGAGATCAAGGTCTGATGGAGGAGGCCCTGTTCGGGTTGGCCATGCTCGGTCAGGTAGCGTGCGCCGGCTTCGTCGACTGCAGTGGTCCACCACCTGAGCCCGAGGTGGCCGCCGAAATGGCGGACGAGCCGCTGGCGGTCGTCCCGGACTGCGGCTTGCCGGTGTGCGGTCCGCTGGGGGCCACGCTGTATTGCATCGAGGGTTTCGAGAGCCGCCACAACGGCGGCGCAGTCAACCCCAGCAGTGGGGCGCGGGGGTATTTGCAGTGGCTTCCAGGAACGGCACGGCAGTGGGCGGTGGTCATCGGCGACAGGCAATCCGAGTGGTTGGCAGCGGCGCGTATCGCCAGTCTGGGCGAGGCCTTTTTCAGGTCGCAATGGGTGCCCCTCCAACGCCACCTCTGCTGAATGTGTACCTGCATGACGAGTTTGCTCCGCGGCACCGGCTGCGCGTGAGCCTGCCGTTGGTGCTGTTCGTCGGCCTGGTCGTGCTGCTGGTGGCGCTCATTGTGTGGAGCCTGCGGGAGCCATGATGCGGCCGGCGGTGTAGCGATGGGTCGCTTTCTTTTGGTGACGCTCGAGGAGGATCTGGCGCGCTGTGGCACGACGCACAACGTGGCCATGCTGAGCATCCAGCATTGCCCGGGCGTGTATGACGTGGTCGATCTGTCGGCCATCAGTCCCGAGACGCTGGTGTCGTTCCTAGGCGTTGACCGGGGGATGCGGGCGTTGATCGCCGAGCAGCGGCGGGAAACGACGAGCCCGGATCACATCATCCGTGCGTACTGGAAGGGCGTGCGGCAGCCAAAGTTGCTGTGATGACGGGCTGCCTGCCTAGTGGCTTGCACGCCGCCATAGGCGTGCGTGAGCTGGATTCTCAAGATGCCGCAACAACCTGACGCCACGTTCGCCGCCGACATCGACGTCGACGACAGCAAGAAGTGGATTCTCAAGCTGGTCGACTACGACGAGCAGCCGTCGAAGTTTCGCGACCGCCGCAAGGACGCCATGAGTTGCATCTGGAAGTTCACCGTGCACGACCTCGAGGATGGCGTGGCCATCGTCGACAACGTCACCAACGAACTCTATGAGTTGTGGCAATGGACGTCGGACGGGACCTACGACAACCCGACTACCGGCAAGATCGCACCAGGTCGCGAGATCGTCAACGCGCTGGTGGGGCACCGTACCGACGACGATGAGGTGCGCGAGCTGATCAGCGACGGCTGGGGCAAGGCGTTGCTCGGAAAATCCAGCGTGGCGGACCTGGAATGGTACTCGCAGCCTGACGGCACCCAGCGCCTGCGCGTGCTGCGCCACAAGCCGTACCGCAAGCCGAAGAAGGAGCCGGAGGCCGTCGCGGCGGCGCCGAAGCGCTCGCGCCAGTTGGACGACGACGACGAGGACACGTAGGCCACTCGTCGGTATTGAGAGCGAAAGCCACTTCGAGGAGCGGGTAATGCGCCTGGCTCGGATGTATGGGTGGTGTGGTCGGCATGAGCGCGACAGCCGTGACGCGCGCGGCATCCACACGCTGCGGCATGACGACCACGTGTGTGGCTTGGGTTGGCCGGACTGGACGTTCGTCAAGCCGGGCCGGCCGCCGAAGTTCCGTGAATTAAAGACCGAGCTGGGCCGCCTGACGCGTCACCAGCGCTACTGGCAACACCTCCTGCGCGCGGCCGGTGCGGATGTGGGGGTATGGCGCCCGTCCGATATCGAGCAGATCGTCGCGGAGCTTGCCGCGTGACGACTGACACCAATGTGCGTCTGGTCGCGGCGCTCCACTACGCGGCCCTGGGCTGGCCGGTGGTGCCGTTGCACACGCCCGACGAGTTTGGCGCGTGCGACTGCCCGAAACGGACCGACTGCCCGAGCCCGGGAAAACACCCGCGGACCAGGAAGGGGCTGGACGACGCCACCACCGACGTGGTGCGCATCAAACGCTGGTGGGGCATCTGGCCCGAGGCGAACATCGCCATCGATTTAGCCAGGAGTGGTCTGGTCGATATCGCCCCGGACAGCATCGAGTGGTTCGCCGAGTTCACCGCCCGCGGCCTCCCGCAAACCCTGCGCTTCGCCTCAGGCGGTGGCGAAGGTCATGCGCATCACCTGTTTGCGCGGCCAACTGGCTGCGGCATCCACCGCGACTGCCACACCGGTCAGTACGACGTGCTCAGCGCCGGCTACGCGGTCATGCCACCCAGCTTGCACGCCAGCGGACGCACGTACACCTGGTTGGAGCCGGCCGACGGCGTCGTGCTGATGTCGCCGACGACGCCGGCGCCGGACTGGGCGGTGGACATGCTGACACGCCAGCAGAGGTCCTCCAGCGCTCCGCCAGACGATGTTGACGGTCCACCCGTCGTCCTGCACGGCGAGGCAGACGAACGCTGGTACGGGCGTGTGTACCAGCGCAAACCCGATGGCAGCGTCGATCGCAGCTACAGCCTGTGGTGGCTGGCGGTGGTGCTGCTCGAGGCGGGCTTGCGGCGCGACTACGTCCAGCACGCTCTGGCCGAGCGTGACGTCGCCCTGGGCTGGACGAAGTTCACCGGTCGGCGCGACGCCGCGGAGCGCTATCGCGTGATCGTCGAGCGTGCCGTGGCTGGTCAGGGACCTGGTCGCGCGGGTCAAGCATCTGCGTCAGGTGGCGTTAGGACGACGCCGCCAGGCACGCCGGTCATGCCTGATACGCCGTGGCCGGAGCCGCTCGCGGACGTCGCGTTCTACGGGCCGCTGGGCGAGTTCGTCCTGGCGGCGTCACGCCAGAGCGAGGCGGATCCGGCGGCCATCCTGGCCATGACCATGTCGGCCGTGTCGGCCGTGCTTGATCCGCGAACGGGTGGGTACGCGGCGAACGCCTGGCACCCGATTCGCTTGTCGAGCGTCATCGTCGGACCGACGGCCAAGGGGCGCAAGGGTAGCGCCAGCAAGATCGCCGAAGCGGTCGCGCGCCTGGCGGATCCGATCTTCGTCGACCACATCGTCGAAGGGCTCAGCTCCGGCGAGGGTGTGATCTGGGCGATCCGCGATGCGATCCAGAAGTGGGACCTACGCAAGCAGGAGTGGGTCACCGAAGACCCCGGTATCGACGACAAACGCGTGCTGGTGGTGGAGTCGGAATTCGCGAACGCGTTGCGTGTGCTGGAGCGCGAGGGCAACACCCTGTCGGCGGTGCTGCGGCGTGCCTGGGACCTTCCACCCAACGGCGTGTTGCGCATGCTGACCAAGACCTCGCCGGCGCGCTCCACCGGCGCGCACGTGGTGATCGCCGGTCACGTCACCCGTGACGAGCTGCTGCATTACGTCGATCAGACCGAACTCGTCAACGGTTTCGCCAACCGCTTCCTGTGGTTCGCGGCACGTCGTCACCAGGAGCTGCCCTTCGGCGAGCAGGTCAATCGGGTGCTGATGGGCGAGTTCGCCAGTTGCGTGGCCCAGGCCGCGGCCTGGACTCAAGCAGGTCACCACATGGGCTGGGCGTTTGAAACCCGTGCGTCGTGGGAAGAGGCATACCACCAGCTCGGCCGCGCTGGCGCGGGGATGCATGGCGCGGTCACCGCGCGTGGTGAGCCACAGGTGCTGCGCATCAGCCAGCTGTTCGCGGCACTCGACCAGACCAACCAGATCTCGGTGGCTCACCTCGAGGCGGCCATGGCCATCTGGGACTACGTTGATCGCACGTGCCGCTGGATCTTCGGCGACATCGTGGGTGATCGGCACGCGGACGACATCCTGCTTGGTCTGCGGACCGAAGGCCCGAAGACGCGTACGGAGATTTCCAGCTACTTGGGCAGGAACGTCAACAGCGCGGCGATCAGCCGTGCGCTCGCGGTGCTGCATCGGGCTGGTCTGGTGGACGTCTCGAGCGTGTCGACCAGTCGGCGCGGACGCCAAGCAGAAACGTGGAGGGCCCTGTGATCGAATTAATTCGTATTTTTCCTCGCGCGCGATGTTCTGAAAAACACGCAAGACCAGCTGACCGGAAAAATGTCGATTTCTGGAGAGTCGCGCGCGAGGAAAAAACGAATTAATGGCTAGCTGGGGTCGCTGCAGGCGCTGCGGAGGGCGAATCTGGTGGGGTACCAGTCCGTTCAGCACTGGTCGTGCCTTTCCGTTCGACGACGACCAGGAGCAACAATCGCACTTCGGGACCTGCTCGGCACAGGAGTGGGTCACCGACAGCCAGGGCGGACGCCACAGCGTCAGTACGTGTCGCGCGTGCAACGCCAAGGTGTGGTGGGACACAACGCACAGCGGCAAGCGGCGTCCGATGGACGTCGAGGGCACTGCGGCGACGTGGACGTGTCACCTGGACACGTGCGTCGGCGTGGCACCGGGCGCAGGTGGCGAGGAGTACGACGCTGCCTGGGCGCGGCAGCAGCAGGCGCAGGTGCTCGCCATTCCATCGGAGCTGTGGCTGTCCGAGCTGGGTCTGAGCTGGCCGTGCACGCTGGCTGAAGCCACTCGGGCGTTCCGCCGGCTGGCGCTGACGCACCACCCGGATATGGGCGGCAACGTGTCGGACTTCGTACGCATCCGGCTGGCGTACGACCGGCTCAAGGAGCTTCTAGCCCAGGAGGTCGAGGCATGACGGCAATCGCGCTCGAATCGCTGGCGTGGGTCATGTTGCTGGTGGATCGCTCGGCCAGCATGGAAGATATCCAGGAACCGACGCTGGCTGGCCTGCGGACGTTCATCCGTAGCCATCGTGGTCAACTCAACACACGCCTGAGCGTGGTTGAGTTCGGGACAACTCGCGACGGACAGCTCGAGATGACGACGTTGTTTGATACCGCGGCGCCCAGGTCGGAATCGCGTGGGCTCGAGCGCTTGGAGTACCGGCCGCGGGGTGATACGCCCTTGCTGGCGGCGGTCATGGCCGCGATCGGACGCATGGAAAAGTTCGTCCGCCGTCAGGATCGGGCGTTGCTGGTCATCCAGACCGACGGCATCGAGAACGCCAGCCCCAAGCACATCACGCTGGCTAGCGTCAAGAAGCGCATCGACGACAAGCGGCGCCTGGGTAACTGGACGTTTGCCTACCTGGGCACCGACCTGGATCACTGGCATGTGCCGCCGACCGGCCAGGACATGGGCATCGGCCCGTTCCATACGCTGAGCTGGTCGCCGACGCCACAGGGCGTTACGGCCGCGTTCCAGACCACGTCGGATGCCGTATCGCGCTGGCGGCTGGCGCCCAAGCTGAGCGGCCCTGAGCGCTTCTATCCGTTGCAGTTGCCACCACCGCACAGCGATCAAACCGAGGCGGGTTCATGAGCCAGGTGCCCCACTGGTCGGCCTCGCGCTTCATGGTCTACGACGTGTGTCCCGAAGAGTTCCGTATCCGTTACCTCGACGACGGCGTGCCGCAGCTGCAGACCGAGGCGATGTGCTTCGGCAAGGCGGTCCACCAGGGGCTCGAGGCGCACTACCAGGGCGGCGACGGCGAGTTCGTGTTCCGTCGCGCCTGGCGTGAATACGCCGCGGAGCTGCGCGCCGACGGCCAGTACGTCGACCCGCGTCTGTCGAGCACCGGGCTGTACCTGCTCGACTCCGTCTTCGAGCTGCAACTGCAAGGCCAGCCCGAGCACGGCTTCAGTCTGGATACGGAGGCTGAGCTGGGTGCGCCGATCGTCGGTGCCGTCGACCTGTGGGGTGACGGCACTATCTACGACTTCAAGACGACCGTCGGGGCGTGGAGCCAGATGCGCGCTCAGAAGGAGGTCTGGCAGCCGTGCCTGTATACCTGGGCCTACTGGGACGCCACCGCGGTGTGGCCCGCCTTCGAGTACGTGGTCCTGAATCGCGCTACGCGCGGGCTCAGCCGCTTCCGGCGCGAGTGGACGGCCGAGGAGTACCTGGCGCACATGGACGACGCGTGGGGGCGTATGCGGGCTATCGCATCGGCGGTAGCCGCGGACGCGCTGACGTGCCACGGCCAGCACGGCTTCTGTCTGGAGTGTGGCGACCGCTGGAGCCATGGCCACCTGTGCGTGGGCCAGAACATTCGATCGTAGGAGGTGCGGCATGAGACATCCCGACTTGCTCGATGCGGTTGACACATTTCTGGCGTCGGCGCCGGACGTGCCTGACTTATGTCAGCAGTTCGGCTGCCGTGAGCCGGTCCAGACCTGGTGTCCGCTTTGCCGCGCGTTCTTCTGTGCCAAACACGATCAGCTCACGCCACGGCGCATGCACGATTGTCTGCGCGGCCGTGCGGAAGCCGGAATGACCCCATGAGCCCGGCAAACCCCACGGCCCAACGTTGCAAGGCTCATAACCGTGCGGGGAAGATCTGCGGTCAATGGGCGATGCGTGGGCAACGCGTGTGCCAGTTCCATGGTGGCAAGGCACCTCAGGCACTGGCGAGTGCTGAAGAACGCATGCGCTCGTACGTGCATCCGTCGTTGACGCGCCTGTTGCAGCTCATCCGGCACGCCGATAACGACGCAACGTCGCTCAACGCGATCAAGTACGTGCTGGACTACGCCGGGTTCAAGGCAGTGGACAAGGTGACCACCGACGGCCGTCAGGTGATCGAGGTGGAGTACGTCGGGCGCGCGCCGATCACCGTGGAGGTGCCGCATCCGAACGGCCACGTCCTGGAGGACCGTTCACCGTAAGTGCCGCGCGTCAGACTGCTCGAGCCGCACCCGGCCCAGTGCGAGATCCTCGCCAGTGCCAAGCGCTTCAATGTCGCCTGCCTCGGGCGGCGTACCGGTAAGACCACGCTTGCGCTGAATGTCCTCGCCGAGGACGCCATCCACGCCCAGCCGGTGGGCTACTTCGCCCCGACGTACAAGCTGCTCGCCGAGTTCTGGCGCGAGGTCAAGCACACCCTGGACGAGGTGATCAAACTCAAAAGCGAGCAGGACCACCGACTCGAGCTGATCAGCGGCGGCACGCTTGAGTGCTGGTCGTTGGATGATGAGAACCCGGCCCGCGGACGCAAGTACGCCAAAATCGTGATCGACGAGGCAGCCATCGTACGCAGCCTCATGGACATCTGGCAGCAGGCGCTGCGACCGACGCTCGCCGACCTGCGCGGTGGCGCCTGGTTCCTGAGCACGCCGCGCGGCATGAACGCGTTCCACGAGCTGTACCAGCTCGGCCAGGACCCGCTCCAGGAGCAGTGGGCGTCGTGGCGGATGCCGACCAGCGTGAATCCGTTCATCGACAAGAATGAGATCGAGGCGGCACGCAGCGAACTGCCCGAGCGTGTGTTCGCCCAGGAGTACCTGGCCGAGTTCCTGGTGTTCGAGGGAGGCGGCGTGTTCCGTGGCGTCGACAGTGTGGCGTACCTGCAGCCGGAGGGCCCGCGCGAGGGGCACCAGTACGTGTTCGGCGTGGACTGGGGTCGCACCAACGACTTCACCGTGATCAGCGTCCTGGACGCCAGCACCAATCAGCAGGTCGCGGTGGACCGCTTCACCCGGCTCGACTGGGAGTTCCAGGCCGAGCGCCTGCACCGCTGGGCGGACCTGTACCGTCCGCGGGCGATCGTGGCCGAGACGAATGCGATGGGCAACCCGATCGTGGAACGCCTGGGCCAGGGCTACTCGAGGATGCTCGGCGACTCGCGGCGCGCGCTGCCGATGCAGCCATGGCTGGCCACCAACGCGAGCAAAGCCGCGGCCATCCAGGCGCTGAGTCTGGCCATCGAGAACGGCGACATCGCGCTGCTCGAGGACCAGGTGCAGACGTCCGAGTTGCTGGCGTACGAGGCGCAGCGCTTGCCGTCAGGCCTGCTGCGCTACGGTGCCCCGGGCGGCGCGCATGACGACACGGTGATCGCGCTCGCATTGGCATGGATCGGGTCCATGCGGCCGGCGGTGACAAGCCGCTCGAATTACGCGTTTTCCGGCTAAAAGGAGAAGCGGTGAGCCTAGGCCAGTCGACCTAGGCTTTGGTCGGTGCCGTTCGGCGCCAGGTCAGAGCGGTGGTGGCGGACAGGACCAGAAACACCAGCATGACGACGTACTCGTGGATGCTGAAGAACACGCCGGCGCCGAAGCCAAACCCGGTAAACAGCGCAGCGACGACCAGGCGGTAGGCGTTAGTCTGAGCGTGCATAGCGAAGCAATATCCTTCGTTGTGTAGGCGACTCGGCCCCATCTCCGGGCCGGGTCGCAACTATACCGGTGAGCATGTTTCACGACGATGTTTCACGGGTTGCGATTTAGCCCTACACTCGACGCAGCGTGGCCTACGACGACCCACCGACGGCGACGTACCTCACCGAGCTCCAGACGGAGATGTACGACCGTTACCGTCGCGACGACGTGCAGATCGACGCCACGCGCGCTCAGCGCGAGATGCGCATCCCGGCCATGCACGGCGCCGACCAGAAGTACACCCTAGTGACGGTCGACCCGCGCGACCCGGACGTCAGCGAGGAAGGCTTTCAGCAGACGGCCATGCTCACGCTCGAGCGGCCCAAACTGCACCTGGACGGTGGCGAGTCGGACACGGCACAAACGGCGGCGAGCCTGCGCGAACACTGGACCGAAGAGACGCTGTGGTCGTGCGGCACGCGCACCCCGGGCATGGACACGATGACGTTCATCACCGACGCCGCGCTGAATGACGGCGGCGCCTGGAGCAAAATCCTGTTCCTACCCGACGCGTGGGATAAACGCTACGCGTATCCGGTCCCCAATCCTGGCGAGAGCGCCGAAGCCTGGACGCACTACGACAAGGCCACCGAGGACGTAAAGAAGCAGTGCGGACCACCTTTCGCGTGGGAGTTCGTGGACGCGCGGACCATCTACCCGGACACGATGGGCGGGCGGATCTGCGAGGTCATCGAAGTCACCGACCGCCCGCTGCGGACTACGTTCCGTCGCTACCGCCTCGGTCTCGACGACGACGGCAACATCGTCCCCGAGGAGATGGGCCAGCCCCAGGCCAGCATCGCCTACGGCGCGAACCAGCGGCCGATCCTCCCGACCAGCATCACGATGATTGAACATTGGGATGAGACTTGGGCAAGCTGGTGCGTCAGCGGCACCAACTACCACAACGAGCCCACCGGCGCGATCGTCAAGCAGTTCAAGCACCACTATGGCTTCCTCCCCTACGACTTCGCACCAGGCCTGTGGATGAACTTCTGGCGCAATCGCAAGGTTGGCTGGGGCGTCTCTCAGACCAAGCTGTGGCTGGTCCAGTACCGCCAGTACCTGCGCGCCATGCACGCCCAGTACGTCGCCAGGGACCTGCTGAGCCCACTCGTGACCTACGGTGATTCCAGCGCGGCGCCGGTCATCGGCGACGACGGCAAGCCGCGAGACCGCGATCCGGGCCCGCTGCCGGGCGAAGTGATCAACCTGGGACCAGGTCGCCAGCTGCAGCGCATTCAGTACCCCGACGCGACCCCCCTGGAAAAGCACATGTCGCTGATCGACACCGCCATCCGCGAGCTCGAGTCGCCGCGGGTCACCACCCTGTCAGGCATGGAAGGCGCCGGCTTCGCCATCAGCCAGGTCCTC